CGATTATTCTAAATAGTCTAAAGAAAAACTAACGATAAGGGGGCTATTGCCTTACCTCGAGATGTTGAATGTTAGTTTAACATCAGCAGCGATTAAACCACTGGGAAAGTAACCTAAAACTTATTGTACTTACTGTCTTCTATACTAGGGACCTAGTCATAGGAATTAACCATTTTCTTACTAGGACGACTCCTTTCCCGCTGGAGCCTCATAGAAGCACGGCAGTAAATACTCTAAATTATACCAGACTATTATCTACTCTCCAAAATTACGCTTATCCAGCGTTGCCCACGTCTCGGCCTTAAACTCTAACTTGTTCTTTACACAAGCTTTTCTTATTCTATCTATATGTTGTTTATAATAAGAAGGTCCATGGCCAAACGCCAACTCACACGACGCTCTAACAACTTCTTCAGTTGCTGCTTTAAGGCTAGGCTGCTTGTGACACCAATTCAAACACTCTGTAACAGAACGCTCTTCAATTGGTGCCAAAAACAGCCCACGCCTACTAGGATGTTCTCTGAAAGTCCGTTTTAAAAACGTCGCATCGTGTAATCGACGATATTTAACTACTTCTCCTGTTTTTGTTATATCAGTTAGAGTAATCCCATGTGCTTTTAAACATTCACTGATTGTCTCACAATTGAACCAATCAATAAAGTCATTATGCACAGACATAATCAAGTCATCACCATAAGTAACAAGCCGACACTTATCATTAAAATCTTCTAAGGTATATTTTAACTTTAACTTATCCACTATTTCTAAAAATGCTAACTTAATATAATATTTATTTGCCTCACTATTTAATTCTGCAGTTATCGGTGAACCTGAGGCTATACCATTCACCGTTTGATACACTAAATTTTCACATAAATGTATGGGATTTAAAATTTCATTTTCAAGCAAACTGCGCAAATGCTTGATATGATCTTCAGTAGCGCCATTTATTTCATGCCAATATAATATATCATCTATAATATTAGCCACTACTTGACTAGATAGAGTAGGACCAAAGTTGGAATAATCTCCTACTACTATATTAT